TGTGCAGAATCACCAGAATCTATCTTACCGTCAGCATCTCCATAGGTATCATTTGCATTTTTATCAAAATGACCTTCACTGGTGAGCAAAAGCAAACGATGGTCAGAATCATCAGAAGCGATTGCAGCAAATTCATCACTACCATCTCTATATACAGCAGCAGAAACATTGGTATCAGCAGCAAGTTCGGTGGTTTCAAGGTTTCCCCTTAAATCACCCTGCAATAGTGTTTTTGTACTCATGTTTTACTCCTTATCTTTGTTAAATGGGATGCGTTTATAATTTTTCCCATCTGAATTTCCGTTATTACCTAAATAATTATTTCCCTTTTTGTCTTTCTTGGTAAGTTTGTTTTTTACACTTTTTAGTGTATCAAAACCCATTCCAGAAACTTCATCTTTGCTAAAATCAAAATCCTCAACTAATTTATCTCTCATCTCTTGGATTTCTTTTTCTTCCTGTTCCTGTCTTTCCTTAAATTCACCAATGAGTTCTTCAATTTTTTCAACACCAAAAGCATCGTTAAAATCAAGCAGTTTCTTTACGGTATCAACACCTGTATCGTTAATACGCTGTGTGAAAGCCTTGCAATCTTCTACTGTATCGCAATCTTGAAAAACCTTCTTATCTTTTCCTTCTTTCGTTTTACTCATATCTTGTTCCTTATTTTTATTGAACAATTCATTAATTCTGTCTAAAATAGTTTTGTTGTTAACGTTCTCTTTGTTGTCATTCTCCCATTCAAGACCTAGTTCGTTATAGTGTCTTTTTAAATGATTATATGCAGCATCTGTCTCTTTGGTATCACCTCTCTCAAGAAAAGACCTTGCAGATTTTACGCCGTCTTCAGAAACTACTAACTCTCCGTCTATAACTGTATGGTGTGGGTAATGCAATCTTTGTGAGGGTGCTTCTTCCCAGTTATCATCTCTTATCAGATACATTTCTTCTGTCAGTGATTTATAATTATTAGCCTTTAAAATAGTGTTTCTATCCTTTACATGATCTATGTTTCCCCAAGAACCTTCATGTGTTTCATCACTAGAATTATCCATCTCTATTTTATCTCCTGTGCCTATATCATCTTGGCTTATATTTTCTTGGCTTTTAAAGCCCCTAATCATCATTTTCATATTTCTATCCTCTCCACTATTAGTTCGATTACAACCACATCCATCCTCAATAGAACAGGCACCTATATCTTCTTCATCACCCAAAACAGCAAAATGATCAGGCTTTATATTATAGTCAATTTCAAAATAAGGCTCTCCATCAAATTCACCTGCAACAAATTCATAATCATTAGTCCAATAACCAACTGAACCCTCTTCCATTTCCCCGCTCTTTAATTTTTCTAAAGTGTCGGGGTTAAACTTTTTTAGCCTTTCTTCATCAATCCATGTTTCCCACTGTAAACCGTCTTCACCAAACTCAGCATTTAAAATTGTACCAATATAGAAATCATTAAAAATGTCTCTATTATAAACAGCAGTAGGAAAGCCAATTGCATCAACAGGATGGTTATAATAAACTGGCTGTGAGTTCCACATTACCGTTGATTCTTTAAGGGTATCACTTTTTAACAATACACCGTTAAAAACCCCCTCTATAATAGGGACGGTGGGTACTACTAAGTGCTTTCTTCCCGCTAAATTTTCGCTCCGGGTGTGCCGTGAAAGTTTAATTTTTAATTTTGCCATTTTAAAATCTCCGTACTATAATTTAAGCATTATTAGTGGCTTTGTCAAGTTTACCTGAAAAATTACTTTAATATAAAAACAAAAAAATATTGTTTTTTATATGTTTATAAAATAAATTTTTATTTTAAATAACCGTTAATATTTAATCATTTTACTAAAATTGTTGGTAAATTGTGATAAATAACTAGTTACTGAAATAGGATCGGAATCTACTTTTTGACCAAGTTTCATTATCTTTTTGTACGCTTTAGGATTGTTTTCCTTCATATCCTCAATAACACTTTCTGCTATCGCACTATAACCACCTTCAAAGCCAATAATTTTTCTAGCCTCTTCATTACTTAACAAATCACCAAGAAGTTCAGATTTACCTATTGACTCAATAGCATTGCCAAGACTTTCTGATATATCTGCTTTTTCTTTTGGTGATAGTTCATATAGTGGCTTCCAGTTCCATTCATAGCTATAAGAGTCATCAATAATACCATAATACTCAAATCTATCTAATAAAGCGTCTAATATTTCTCTTTCTGCAAACTTTTTCCTTCTTACCTGCATTGAGTCAAAAAATGTAAAAATGTCCATAGAGGAAGTAATTTCGCCTCTTTCAGAACCTAATAAAAACTTTCTAGGGTAACCTGTTGTTGCGCAAATAGTGTTAATAACAACATCAAAAGCACCTTTGGGATCAGTCATATCAGTTTCTATCTTTTTTACATCAACGCCCCTAGTACGCATATAATTTCTAAAACCATGTATTAGTTCATCAACTTGTTCTTGAAAATTGTCTTTTTCATCATCGGTTAAAGAAACATTTTGGTCTAAATCAAAAAGTATTTTGTCAGTAACCATTCTAAAATATGCTTCGCCAGAACTACCCACTATTTTTTCTAAATCAACCAGCCTATTAAAAACATTTTGTAATCTTGGGGTTCCTTCTATCTCATTTTCGTCTTTTTCTTCTGCTACATGAATTAATCTAGTCCAGTGTACATTATTTGTATTTCCTTTTCTTTCATTTAGTCCTGCACCTGTTGTAATAGAATACATTTTGGGTAAACCATATCTTGGGTTTTTATCGTCATTTTCCCATTCGCTAATCTCTACATGGTCTTGATTGTAAGGTCTAAAATATAAAATGTCATCAAAACTATTTAAACTATCTTGCCTTACAGGTTTACTTAGTTCGTTAGAATCGCCTACACCTATCAACAAAACACCATATTTTCCTATACCCGATATACGGTCTACTCTTTCACATCTGTTAAATAGCTGTTTCTTTTTTGCCATTCTCTCAAAATTTTCATTTACAGGGTTTAGTCTTGGATGGCTTCGCCAAGTATATTCAGCAGGTATCTTGATTAGTTTCTAGCCTAAACCGCCTCTTTTATATACCCTGTAATAATCTCTAAACTTTAACTGACCAAAAGGCTTATATTTTAGAGTAGTCCAAATTTGTTCATTGCCAAAATATTCATCATATATGTCATAAAATAATTGTCTTACATTCCTAAAATCACTCATAATATCTCCTATTTACCATAATGCGCTTCTCATTTTTGAATGTCTTAAAATTGCCTGAGAAATTGCATCACTTAAATCATCATGTCCAGCAGGAAACTTTAAAAGCCCCTGTTTTCTATCTCTTAGCATTTTCTCCTTTAAAGCAATATTAACATATATCTTACCAGTCGCTGCCTTATCAGAAGCCATATTAGCCCTTGCTATGGAATCACCTTTGTTTGGTACATCGGTTACTAACCTAACAGGTATATTCTCATGTTTTAAGTCATCGTGCATTGCCCGACCGTTTGCCTTGTTTTCAAAAAAATGGGTTCCTGCATTTTCCATCTCTCTTATATACTGTTTAACCTCTGGTGTTTCTTTCCAAAACCAACCCAAATCATACATAAATATATTTTCACCTAATCGACCTGAAGTTACATAAGCCGATGCTGATTGTTGGGTCTTTTTAGTATAAGCGGTATCCCAATCAGTACCATAATCAGCAAGTTTATATATGCTAGGTAATTCATCTGGCTGAACCCAATTAAAATTATCTTTCCAAATATTACCTGAATTAGAGCCTGGTTGCTGTCCATATTGAGTAGAATATAAAACGGGGGATTTCTCTTTAATAGGTTTCAAAAAATTCCAATCCATCCGCTTTTTATTCATCAACTGGTCTTCATATTTCTCTTTTAAACTTTCTGGCTTGGGAGTAAAATCACTTATTTCAGCAGGTATTTTTATATGTTTTACATTTGGAAACTCGTCTAACATAACATCGGTTGGGTCGCCAACATGGAGTCTTTGACCTACCATAATGATTGGAGTTCCTAAACGGCTTGTTTTCCTACCGCTTATTGTTTCGGTAAGATACTTCTTTGCTTTCTCTCTGGCTGCCCTAGAATAGGCATCTTCTACATCAATAAGGTCATCAAGAGTAATTATATCTCCATGTGAACCTAGTGTCTGTCCACCAACTGAAGTTGCCATTGCCTCACCATTCTGAATATTCCGAAATCTTTTATTTCGGTTCATCTTTTTGTCAAATTCAATTTCACCAAAATAATTTTTATATTTATTAGAGTTTATTATTTTTTTGGCTTTTATTAAAAAGTCTTCAGAAAGGTCTCCAGAATAAGATGCAGCAATATATTTTACTGATCGATTCCTAGACCACATATAAGGCAACAACATTTTGCTTACAACAGTTGACTTTGTTGAGCCTGGACTTATGTTAATACATAAATCATATAATTTTGGTTCTCTATTTACTACCCTATCAACAACTTTTTGAATTTCATCACACATATATTTTATGTGCCAATTGGGTATAAATTCCCCATCTTCAATCACATTCCAAAACTCCTGTACAAAAGTATAATATTCTTTTTTTGCAAGGCTTGAGGAAACTTGTACAGGGTCTAATGCAAGCGAACTATAACTCATCGCCTATCTTTCTTTTTCTTAGAAGGTGATTGTCTTTTAGTGGGTTCAGCATCAGGGTCATAAATAGGTAAACCGTCTTTTAATTTGTGTCCATCATATTCTAATTCCTCATAATCTACTGTTTCAGCCTCTTCTAAATCATCTAAATCTATACCCTTATTCTCTTGCATATCTTTTTGTATCATCTTTAATGTTTTGGGGCTAAGAGCGTCTAAAGGTATCTTAGGTTGTCTATTATCCTCTATTGTGTGCCTGTGTTCCTGTGGTGCTTCACTCTTTCCTGCATAGGCTTTTAAGGCAAATATAGTTGATATTTCTTTGTTATCCCTTACATTCTGTAACAAACTTTCTTCAGCAGCATCGGCTATTAATTGATTGTTTGCTCTCTTTATTGCTTTTGCAGCCTTTGAAAATTGTGGGTCTTTATCAGGATTGGCATAAATTAAATTGTACATTGTGTGATAAGACACATTTGCCATTTCAGCTGCTTTCCTAAAATGGCCTTCTGACTTCATTAAAC